CGACCGAAGGAACCGTCTGCCGCGAGGGCCCCGTGGAGGCACGGGATGTTGGCTTCACGTACGAAGCCCTGGATGACACGCCGGCTGGCCCCGTTGTCGAGGCAGTCGATCACGAGGTCGGCCTTCCCGAGGATCTCGCGCACGTTGTCCGAGACGAGCTTGTGAGGGATGGTCTCGATCCGCGTGCCGAAGAGGAACTGCATGGTCTGCTGAAGACCCTGGACCTTCGACTTGCCGACCGTGGACTTGGAATGGAACTGGGAGGCGGTGTTCTTCTGCTCGACGCGATCGAAGTCGACCACGCGGAGGGTCGCACCGCAGTTGCGGGTGAGCTGCACGAGGTGGGAGCCGAGGGCCCCCACCCCCACGATGACGATCGTCTTCATGATCCCTAGTACACCGGAAGAGAGCCGGACGAGGGACCGGATCGTTCAGCCGCAGGCCCAGCCGGCGCCCTGGTTGTAGCAGAAGCAGGGGTTGCCGATCGGCGTGTAGTTGATGACACACCGGCGGATCCCACCCGCGTCACAGCAGTACGCCCCGTAGACGACCACCTGGGCCTCTGCCTCGGGAGCCGGGGCTGCGATGAGGACGCCGACACACGCGAGGAAGAGGAGGCCGAAGAACTTGCCGATCCGGTTGCGGTTCATGAGGGTACCCCGATGGTTGAGAGGGCCGGTGCGTCGACCCCAGTACACCGGGATAGACGGCCCCGACGCCCGGGTCATGTAGTGTAGACCACACGACCCGATGCGCCAGAGGCCGGGTTTCAGCCGAAGGGGGTCTTCGGACGGATCTGGATCAGGTTGTGCGATCGGACTTCGTCCGCCTGAAAGCGCTCGACCATGAAGTCTGCGAAGTTCGCGTTGACGTCCGGGGTGATGCCAGGGACGCCCCCACGCACGGCCTCCGTGATCCACTGACGGATGTCGCCCTCGGTGGCGTCGTACGGAACGGGGTCCGGCAGGTTGCCGTTCTGCCCCTGCCACGTGATGTTGACGAGCGCCTCGTTGGCGCCGATGACGGTGTCGTTCATGACGATACGATCTCCTGTTTTGTGTAGGTTTCTGCGCGGAGTCGGTCGAGCCACGAGGGGTCCTCGTGCACTACCTCCCCGGCGTACGTGTGTTTGTGGGGTCCAGCCCAGGTCAGGATGACGAGGCTGTCGTCGGTGGCGATCCACCACTTCAGCTTGCGCCCCAGGCCGTCCTCGATGGCCGCGAACGTCGTGACGTCCGTGTGCGAGGGGCTGGGGACGCCGCTGCCCGGGTGGCTGTGGGCGATGCCGGCGATGACTGCACGGTTCTCCCACAGGTATCGCCATAGGTCAGCACTGTCCGGGATGGTGACGGCGGTACGCCCCGCAGGGAGTTCCCACCGAAGGGCCTCCCCGTCGAAGCCCACGACGACGCACGCCTCCTTCATGACCCAGAGTCCTTCTTCTTGCCGAGCCATGCCTGGGCGGCAGTACCTACCTGGGAGTTCTCGCGTGCCCACTGCTTGAGGCTCTTGCCCGAGCCTTCAGCCTTCCACTGGCGCTTCATGCGGCGCAGCTCGGTGCGCCCGATACCGTTGAATCCTTCCTCGCCCTGCATGACGAACCCCACTCGCCCCGAAGGGCGGTCTAGTCGGCGTGGCGGAACACGACGAGCTTGCCTTCACGTTCCGCCTGTAGGATGACCGCGGGCAGTGATTCGAGCGTGAAGAGCGTGTCGCCCTTCGTACCGCCCGCAAATTCCTCGTCGTCGTAGTGCGCCGTGAGGCAGATGCCCGCGTCGATGATGCGGAGCGTCCGCTGGTCACAGGTACACTCGAACCGACGTCGATTGAGCCGGAATCTGACAACGACCTCGCCGTTGCGGAACGCGGGGCGGTGGTCGACGTACGCGGCACCCCCGACGGCAAGGGCCGCACGGGCTGCCGCACCGAAGTCCACGACGGCCATCGCACGACGACCGGCCGCGTCCCCGAGCTGCTGGATGAGGCGCGTCCGTCGCTCCTCACGCTGCTGGCGTTCCTCTTCCTCACGGCGGACTCGCTCGATCTCCTGACGACGTCTCTCGGCCTCGACCCTGCGCCAGCGCTCCATCCGGAAGGCGGCGTCGAGTGCCGGCGGGACACCCTTGATCGAGTCCACGGTGGACTCGTCGTCCAGGAACATCCGAAGGACGTCGTCCTCGGGCCCGAGCGGCATGTCCTGCAACTCGAATACGAGGGGACCCCCGTCGAACATCCGACCGGCGACGACCCGGACGAAGAGGTCCAGGCCAGGCTCGACCAGATGGATCTGCTCAGAGACACGGACGATGTCCGTGGGGCGGAAGGTGACCTGCGCGTCGTCCGGCACGAGCCGATCGCCGACGAGGTAGCCCCGCACCTTGAACTTCAGCGTGTCCGACGAGGGGTCCGACGGTACGTCGAGCTTCGCCGTACGCCCTGTGATCTTGAACGAGTACCAGCCGTGCTCCGGCGGCAGATCGCCTTCGATCTTCCACGTACGGTCGCCCTGGCGGAGGGTTCTCCCACCGACCCACGGCGAGACAATCCGCTCGTCGCCAGTCTGTAGAAGGTCCTTCCAGCCCATGATGCACCTACCTGCGCTTGTGCGCGACCAGCCAGTCGAGAAGGATCGCGACGAACGCGATGAGGAACAATAGAAAGGCGTATCGGAGCACGGAGTTCGGACCCATGGACCTTGGTTCGGGTACAAGAGCATCGTGGGGCGCCGCCCGTTTCCGGACGGCCGCCCCACGCGCCTACTCGATGCTCAGGAAGCCCAGAGGGGCTTCGGGAGCAGCTTGGTCTTCAGGATCGTGTCCACGAGGGTGACCCGGGGCGTGGCCGGCATCGCCCCCACCGGCTTGCCGACGGGGGTGGCGGCGACCAGCGCCCTGATCGTGCGCGGGATCGCGTACGGATCCGCGAACGTCTTCTCGTCGATCTGGAAGCACGGGATCCCCAGGATGGATGCCGTGTCCTGGACGACCTTGTACGTCGTACCATCCGTGCCCACGACCCGGACGAGCCCGAAGGCCATCGGGTTCAGGCCCGAACGACGCACGACCTCGGCGAAGTTGCCCGTCTGCTGCTCGTCGCCGATGAAGACCATGAGGGAGTCCTCGTCCCCCTTCGGCTTGTGCTCGGTGAGAGCTGCGACGCCCGCACCATAGTTGGTACCCCCGCAGGACACGATCCCCCGGAACGCCTGCTCGACGCCCGCCGAGGATGCATGCTTGATCGGCACCTCGCGCCCGACCTGGTTGAAGATCGAGACGTGGACCCGATCGAGCGGGAAGCCCTGGACGACCTTGGCGAGGTTGACCTTCGCAGCCGCGATCGCGGTCTGCATCGAAGCCGAGATGTCCACGATGAAGTAGACACGCAGGTTCTTGGACACCTCTTCCACGGCCTTCTTCACGGCCGTGTCCGCCGCCGTCTGGAGCACCTCCTTGGCCACCTTCGACTTCACGCGCGTGGCGATGTTCACCGCACGCATGTCCTCGGCGTTGCGTGCCGCCCTCTCCCAACGCTCGCGGATGTCCTGGACCTCCAGGAGACCCAGCTCCTCGATCGTCGGGGTGTAGATCACGATGTCCTTGTCGGACAGCGTGCCTGCCTCGATGGCGGCTGCCATGATCGCCCGCGTCAGGCCGAGGCCCTTCGGCAGGAGACCGATGGTGCGCTTGAAGTTGGGCTTCTCGCGCACGATCCGCTGGCAGATCGCCATCTCGTCGAGTCCCTCCCAGGACTCGGCAGCCGACACCTCGGCCCCGATCGCGACCTGACGCCTACCGTCGTCCGCCTGACCCTGCTTCCAGCGGAGTGCCGCGAAGAAGCGCGTGGTCGAGGGCTTGTAGCCGACGTGCTGCGCCAGATCCATCAGGGTCGTGCGGTACCCCTTCTTGAGGAGACCATCGAGGAGCTTCGGGTTCTGCTCACGGAAGTGGAGCCACTTCTCCGTCACCTTCGGCCAGCGGCCGAGGAACGGGTCACGGGCCGACTTGCCGAAACCCAGCTCGCGGTTGATGGACGCGATGCTCGGGAGCGTGAGCAGCTTGTAGACGCGGAGGAGCATCTTCGCGTCCATGCCGTCGAAGTCGGGCTCGGCGTCCTTGCCCTTCGCGGCATCCTTCGCCTTGGCCGCGTCCTTGCCCTTCGCCTTGCGGGTGAGGGTGAGGATCATGGCTTCGCCGACGTCGCGGAAGTCCTCGTCGTGGAAGGCCATCTTGCCCCCGTCGAGCACGGGGTCACCCTTGCGCGACTGGACCAACATGAAGGCAGCCAGGACGACCTTCATGTCGCGCTGGTCCTGGGTGTACGCGTAGCTCGCCCAGCGGGCCGCGAACTCGTTGTCGAGCTTCCAGACCTCGGCGACCTGGCGGTACATCCAGGCGGCGACCTCGGGGAAGATGCCTGCCGGGCGGTAGTCACCGACCACGGCGCCGCGATCGTCCTTGATCTGGTTGTTCGCCTGGATGACGCCGACGCGGACCTTCTGGTTGCGCTTGACGCCCTTCACGACACGGTAGGCGACCTTCTGCTTCGGCTCGCCCTCTTCCTTGTGCGTGACCTGCTCCCAGCGGACGCCGCAGTTGAAGCGAGCATCCGGGACGACGATACCCGGGCGGTTGTGGAAGAGGTGATCCGAATACTGGATCAACGACTGAATGATACGCTCGGCGGCGCCGAGGTTCTCCTGGTCCATTTGCATCCCATCCCGGCACGTGGTTGCACGCCGACAGATGAACCCCATGTACACCACGACACGCAGAAGCGCGGATCGGATTCGTACGGAGCCTCCGACGGCGCACGAGGTGTGCCTTCGTTGGTGGTTAGAGACGGGCCTACCGAGGACCGTCTGACATTGTCAGAGCTTCGAGGCGATCGTGAAGCGGGGCTCGGCGATGCCCGTCCCGTACACCCAGTGCCAACTCCCAAAGGAGCGGAGGCCGTAGCTGCCTAGCTCGACCCCTCGGAGGGTGATGTCCAGACCCTTCTCCGTCTCGATGATCTGGGCGTCGTGCCCCCCGGGAAGCGCACGGAAGAACTGGCGTGCCAGCCCGGCCATCGCCCAGACATGGTCCGGCGAGAAGGGTGTGAGCCCCAGGTAGATCAGCTCGACCTTGAAGAAGGTGTTCTGGTGCAGATGATCGACGGGATCGTCCCGGAAGCAGGGCGACGCGGCGAGGTGCCGTCCGGGCTTGAGCTGCCCGTCCATGAACATCTCGACGAAGGACTGCTCGGCGGAGCCCACGAGGGCGCCCCCGGTGGTCATGTAGGGTTCGTGTCCGGGAGGCAGGGTGGCGTCCACGGCGGGCCGGCCGACAATCCAGGGGACCTCGACGTAGTCGTAGGTGCCCCGCGATCGGTACCAGTCGATCGCGTGCGCGATGAGATCGTATCGGATGGGGACCCTCATGACACCTCCGGGCTAGAACGCGTTGTGATGCACCAGCAGGCCCGGGGCATCGAGCGGGACCCAGACGCACAGGCCGTGGATCTTCGCGTTGAAGCCGGGGATGCTGAAGCTCGCCCTGGACTCGTGCCCGTGATCGGAGACCACGTTCCAGCCGTCCTTGTAGACGATGTTCTCGGTCGTCACGGTGTTGTCCGGCCAGCGCAGCTCGAAGGATGATCCGGCGACGGGTCGGATGGCCCTGGCTGCTGACGCGGAGCCGTACGGGGTCAAGGCCGTGTACGCGAGGTACTCCATGCCCCAGTCATCACCACGTTCCAGAGGGACCCACTGCGGTATGGTCGTCATCGTCGTGACCCATCCCGGAAGGCGCGCCTTGTCGCATCCGACATCGCCTTCAGCTCGGCCATGTTCGTGTCGGCGCGCTCCGCCACTGCTTCCAGGGCCCCGTAGATGTCAGCCATCTCGACGAGGGCGAGGATGCGGTTGTCCTGCTCGAACGCCTCTTCCAGCTCTTCGAGTTCCTCGCGGATCTTCGAGGGTTCCCCGTAGACCCCCTTCGTCTGGATCGCACGCAGGTGGTAGCCCATGCCGGGGCTGTACACCGGGCGATCGATCAGAGACGGCCCCGGGCCCAGTCCGCCAGAGTGTTCAGGATCCGGGCCTTCGCCTCGATGATGCGGACCACGGAGGGCACGAGACCCTGCTGGGAAGCAGCGGCGCACTGCTCGTCGTACGCTTCGATGAACCAGTTGATCTGCTCCATGTACTCGTCCTGGAGCACATCATCGAAGGTGTGCCACTCCCGCAGGGTCTGCGGGAGCTTCTCGGCGCAGTGCTCGATGCCCTTCAGGTACATGTCGGGGTCCATCATCGTGAGTACGGCTTTACACCGACAGTTGGGGTGACCGATGGGGATCGAACCCACATAAACCAGATCCACAATCTGGTGCCTTACCATTAGGCCACGGTCACCATGAACAGCGGAAGGAAGAGGACTCGAACCCCAGCCGCTTGCGCGACCGCACCGCTTTCGAGGCGGGCTCAGCCCCAAGGCTGATTTTCCTTCCATGACCCCCGAGCATGAAGCTGCCCCTCGGGTTGGGCGTGGTTGGCGATCCGGGGGTCGAACCCGGGCGTTCTCCGTGTGAGAGAGAACAGGTGAGCCGCACCATCATCGCCATTAGTGGGAGAAACGGGAGTCGAACCCGTCGCAGTCTCCTTGTCACGGAGACCAGGTACCCGGACCATCTTCTCCCGAGTCAGTCGCGTAGCGGAGGATGAGGGGATCGAACCCCCGTGCCCTTTCGGGGCAGCCGCGGTGTTCAAAGCCGCCGCCTTACCACTCGGCCAATCCTCCAGAACACACGGCGGAGAGAGGTGGGCTCGAACCACATGCCCTTGCGGACACCCTCCGGGTAGCAACCGGGGCCGGTCCCTTGACCAGTTCACTCTCCAGAGTCGTCCTCGACCGGGCGTACCCACCATGCGGGCGGGATCTGCCGGTCCTGATCCGTCAGCTCGTACCCGAGAGCCAGCAGCCGCTGGTCCTCAGTCACAATCTCGGCTTGCGAGCGGGCCTTCGCTAGGGGCTCGCCATGGGCGCTCCACCGATACATGGCGACATCCGTGGTGCGGTGCGCCTCCCTGAACGGGCGGGGCGGGATCGGCACCCAGGGTCCGGCGATGTAGCGGACTTCCAGGGTCGTCAGGGTCAGCCACATCTCTTCGGTCGTCAGGTCAGGAAGCCTTGCCATGGATCCTGAGGTACACCGTGGCGGAAGGTGGAGAGCACGATTCCCAGCCGCTTGCGCGACCGCGCCGCTTTCCAAGCGGGCCCGGCCCCCGGCCGGTTCACCTTCCATGGTCAGGGAGGGGGGAGTTGAACCCCCAACAACGTGCACCCAAAGCACGTGGACTACCGGGTTGTCCTACTCCCTGCTGTCGTCTACGCCGACAGGACTTCCTTGCGGAGGTCCGGGACGGCGCGCCAGAACTCGTAGAGGTCCAGGTCGCCCACCTTGGGGTTCTCTTTCAGAACCGTCAAGGCGATGCGGAGGACGTGCGCGATGCCGTTCTCGTACGTGACGAAACCGACCTCGCGCGACTTCGGGTCGTCGGCCCGATAGGTCTTCTTGTCGGGGAACCACGCCAGGGCCGTGGTCAGGTCCGCGAGGAGATCGGGCGGGCTGCGTCGCCCCGCATCATGCCAGGCGGAGATTGTGGTGATCTCCGTCTCGACCGCCCCGAAGGGCAGCCACTCCAGGCAGGTAGTCTCTTCCCCGCCGGGGACGTCCCGACAGAGCAGGTACCCGATGACGCCGCGGTCGGAGTCGTCACAGGGGTAGCAGGTCCACCCGGCAGCTTCCAGGCTCTGGGCCTGTGCCAACATGGTGGCGTGGTCCGCGAACGTAATCGTGTCCATGTGATCCGGTCCCTCTCAGGGTGGACCCTATAGATGGATCAATCGATCAGGTCGGAGATGACGTCAGCAAGCGTGTCGACGAGCGCGCCGCCATCACCGCTGCGATCCCCGCCGTCATGCCCCCCAGACATCCGCCCGGAGGAGCGGTCGGAAGATCGGAGCCACAGCACGAGTACCAGCACGATCACGATGAAGGCGATCGCACCCAGGATCAGCTTGGTGTCGTCAGTCACGTCGGGACAGTAGTACCGACTGTGCATTCAGGCAAGCATTCAGTGGCGGCCCCGGGGGGAATCGAACCCCCACAACACGCTTCGGAGGCGTGTGCCCTATCCGTTGGACCACGGGGCCAGTGACGAAGAGACTACGGGCAAACTGGCGTCTCGGAGTAGTTGCACCACATCTCGCTGCAACCATGTTCGAGGCACTTGCGTGTCAGCTCCTGATGCCCCTGGAGCAGGACCCAGAGGGCGAGCAGTACGCAGAGAGCGAGCAGCAGGACGACAAGCCCCTCGACGAGGTAGTGCAGGAGCTTCTTCATGTGGGTGCTCGGGGCGGGGGTCGAACCCGCACGCCTTTCGGCAGCGGATTTTGAGTCCGCCGTGTCTGCCATTCCATCCACCCGAGCGTCATGATCGACATCGTATCGAAGAACCACATACACCGGATGGTACCCCCGGTCGGACTCGAACCGACACTAACCCAGGCTTGAGCTGGGTGCCTCTACCTTTGGGCTACGGGGGCGTTAGACCAGCTCTGACTTTGGCCCAGTATCCCCGGGGCGGGGTGGGGATACCTAGTTTCTTGCAGCGTTTCGTGACTGCTACGTCGGTTACCCCTATCTCCTGCGCTAGCACCCTAACGGGCTTTTCCTGTACTAGCTGCCTGAGTGCCTCTGAGGTGGGCCAGAGCCCCTTCTCACGAGTCGGGGATACTTGCCGAAGGGGTTTGGGTGCCTTTGCCTTACGGTTTCGCCCGCTGTACGTAGGGGTCTGGGCGTGGCAGTTGGCACATAGAATGCGGAGATTCTCCAAACGGTTGTCCAGGTGATCCCCGTTGATGTGGTCCAGTTCAATGGGGATGGATTTGCCCATCCATTCTGTATTGTGGCATGTCTCACACTCAGGGGTCTTGAGCCCCAAACGGATCAAGCGCAGCTTCAAGTTGTGGCTCTGCGTGCGGCGCCCTTGTACGAGGACCTCGTGAATTGGTGTCGCACGTTGCTCGGGGAAGGACTTGCCACGGGCCCACCCACGGCCATGAAAGTGGGTAACATCCAAACCAAGGCGAGCGATGTGTGCCTGCACATGGCGGTAGGACGTGCGGTTCTTGGTGATCCCAAGGTGCTGTAGGACCCCCGCAGCCGTCATACTTTCACGCACAGCCCGGGTCAGTTGGGCGTCGGTCCACTTTCGGGGGGCACTCATACCACACTCACTTGATAAGTGAATGGGTGCCTGGTGCTCGGGGTGGGAGTCGAACCCACAGGTGTCCGTTAGGACGCGCGGTCTGAACGCGCTGGCTGAGCCATTCGCCTACCCGAGCATGGTGCAAGGAGCGGGACTTGAACCCGCACGGTTTTACCCACTGGCACCTCAAGCCAGCGCGTTTGCCAGTTACGCCATCCTTGCATGAAGCTCGCTTGCGCGAGCGGTGCCGACGGAGGGACTCGAACCCTCACGCCCACTAGGGGCACGCCCTTCTCAGGGGCGCTCGTATGCCGTGTTTTCCGACACGTCGGCATGTTGTACTGTCGTCCGTAGACTACGAACGACATGGTCGGCGAAACAGGATTTGAACCTGCGACCCCCTGCTCCCGAAGCAGGTGCTCTTCCAGACTGAGCTATACGCCGTTTTTCTTTTTACGTCGATCTCGTTGCCCATCACGCATTGCCACTTTGCACTCTGCACACCGAACTGGCCCACACTTCATGTACCCGGCCAAAGTGCCGTGGATAAGAGGGTGTGTCTTGGGTTCCGGTAGGGGGTCCAGTGCAGGCCGTCGATGCAGTGCTCCGGTCCACTCCCCAAACAGGCCCCGCTGGTAGGCTTCGGTTACAGCCTCGGACACCACCAACCATGCTTCTAGGGGCATGCCCCGACGTATGATACTGCATCGTTCACATGCAGGGACGACGTTCACTCTTGTGTGCCCCCCAGCATTGTCCTGACGATCTAGCGTCATGCGTAGATCGGCGCAGCCACAGTAACGACACGGGTGCGCTAGGGCCTCCTGCACGAATGCGAGGTCCAGATCATTGGGGCGCCCCGCACGCTTGTCCGTCCTGCGGGAGTCCTCCAGGACTGCCTTGGCCACATTTGCTCTTCGCCTATGCTGGGCAGCCAAACGTATACGGCTCTTATGCTTCAGGTAGTAGCGGGCACTGTCTTCTTTGGACGTCACCCTGGGACAGTACCACGCCATATACACAGCGTCGAGGCGGAGCCGACGGGATTTGAACCCGCGATCTCCTGCGTGACAGGCAGGCGGGGACAGCCATCTCCCCTACGGCTCCAGAGACGCACCCGCATTACGCGGCATAGTGGAGTCGACGGGAGTTGGACCCGCATATCTAGCCTGCCGAGCTAGCTGCATTCCCAGTTATGCTACGACCCCGTGCACTACCAGTCACCACGTCTTGCAAGCTCACGCTCGATGGCGATCTGACGCCACCACTCACACATCTGGGACCGAAGGTAGACGAGCAGCTCCTCCACCGTCATCGTGCGGAGGGAGCGTAGGAACCTGCGATCGTCTTCGTGTGCGTTGAACATGATGGTGGAGCCGCCGGGAGTTGAACCCGGGAACCTCGGATGCGAACCGAAGCTGTGACCCGTCACACGACCCCAAAGTAGCAGAAGATCATACCTTCGTCAGCCTGGCGAGAATCGAACTCGCTGCCTCTCCCTCCCCAAGGGAGCGCGCTACCAGTGCGCTACAGGCTGATGCACACAAATCTCTTGTCGTCCCTCTTCACGTATGACGGTCAACCTCGTGGTGGCCCTCCTGGCGGTCACCTTCCTCATCGGCACCCTGGTCGGGCACAGCGTTCACTGGGCCATGCACCAGCGATGGAGCGGGCCCTTCTACCGCTCGCACATGACGCACCACCTGGAGAAGTACCCCCGCTGGGATCTGCTCTCCAAGGGGTCGTACCGTAGCTCCGGCCTCGACTCGGGATGGTTCGCGTTCACGCCCCCCATCGCGATGTTCGTCGTTGGCGTCCTGTTCCTGCTGCGGTACATCGGGGTGCCGGTCGGGCTCCAGGCCGTGGTGGCGGCGGAGTACGGCGTGATCGGCTTCCTGCACGGCTACGTCCACGATGCATTCCACATCGAGGGTCACTGGCTGGAGCGATCGAGGTGGTTCAGGCGTCTGCGTGACCTGCACGCCTTCCATCACCGGGCGATGCGCACGAACCTCGGCATCTTCTGGTTCGGGTGGGACCGTGCCTTCGGCACGTTCAAGTCCGTGAAGACCCCGAAGTAGTATCACGTAGGGTTGGAATTGGTGGGCGCAGGTAGAGTTGAACTACCACCCCAACTTTATCAGAGTTGGATTCAGACCGTTAAACTATACGCCCAGTTTGGTGTGTCTCTTCTTCGCAGCAGTGGCGGAGACACCCGCCTTTTTCCCGATCGCCGTCCAGGTCCACCCTGCTGATCGTAGGGCTGTGACATCCACACCCGTCCAACGCCCGCTTTTGCGGGTGCGCTTCGGGGTGTTCAGCTTTGACTGCGCCTCAAGTGTGTGTGTGCGCCGTTGCTTTCTCTGGCGCTCTACACCGCTCTTTGCCACCTGGTACTCAAGTGCGGAGAATCTGCGGATATGCGCAGGGATTTCACGTACTCCGGCATGCACCTCTCGATGACAGATAGCGCAGAGTAGTACGCACTTCTCAGCCTCTGTCGACAGCTTCTCGAAGGACATGAAAAAGTCCCAACCAGAGATGGTGGTCTCCTTCGTCGCCGGATCAAGATGATGGAACTCCAAGGCATTCAGGCATCGGTTGTAGAAACAGATGCCGCAGGATCCCCCGAAGGCGGCAGCTAGCACCATCTTCACTTCTGCCCGCCACCGTTTCACATTTTCGTAGCTTGACCCCATGGTTGCACCCTCCGTCCACAGGGTGCAACTACATAAGAAGGAGTGGTGGACAGGGTCGGTGACGATCCGACTTCTCTGGGGTTTCAAGCCAGTGCATTGACCGCAATTGCTTCCCGTCCGTAGTAACAGCCCCGGCGACGGGGATCGAACCCGCCTCGACACGGCGCGACAAGCCGTCGTCCACCCAGTGGACTTCGCCGGGAAATCTATTTGTCATACGCGTACGCTGTGAAGACCATCTCCGAGAAGGTTGCTGCCCGCTACATCCAGGCGACCTGGGGCAAGGCGACCCAGTATCTCGACGTGCTCCGACGGAACCTGGAGCGCAGGGGTCGCGTCGTGGCCTGGGCCGTGCGTGACGCGGGCAACGTCTCGACCATCCTCGACTTCGAGTTCGAGGCGAGGGACGGCGGCGTGAAGTCCGGCCGGGTCGAGCTGCGGGGCGACGCCAAGGGGGCGAACCTCGTCACGACGAAGTGGGTCCGGTACGAGGGGGCGTTCTACAACAGCCCCACGAAGCTCGCCGAGGTCATCCTCGGGGAGGTCGAGCCGAAGGCGGCGTGGACCCCGTGAGCCCTATGATGTACGACCCGGGTGAGGAGAAGGCCATGCTGGGCCTCGTCCTCCTGGCCCTGCTCCTGATCGGGTGGGCGCTCTCGAAGTGAGGTTGGTGTCCCGTACGGGAATCGAACCCGTCATACCGGGGTGAAAACCCAGCCACCAGACCTTCCAGTACACGGGACGTAGTGCCCCCAACGGGAATCGAACCCGTACCCCCTGATCGAGAATCAGGTCGCCTAAGCCGTTAGCTAGATGGGGGCGCGTGTGACATCCAGGTGGCCCCGAAGCTCTTGTGAGCGGTCTCGGGGCACCATGGAAGTAGTCGAGATGTTGGTGCTCGTCTTGGAGCTTGTGGTCGTCGTCGCACATGTCGTGCGGATCGTCAGGGAAGCCCGTGGTGGGCGGCCCGAGCCTGATCACTCGCCCGGCGTGTCCAGCATCTGTTCGAGCTGCGACGCGGCCTGGTCGAGGTAGGAGTTCAGGGCCCGGCGCGCCTTGAAGAGGAAGGCGACGTAGCCGAACGTCTTGCGGACCTCCTTGAGGAACTCCGCGCGCTCCTGGCTGCCTGCGGGCTTGCCTAGCAGGTGTCCCTGGATCGTGGCGACCCAGCTCTTCGCCCCCTTGGGGGACAGATCGACCGGGGGTGACAGCACGAGGGCGTCCTCTGCGCTGGTGTGGGCCGTGATCTTCCACCTGGGGTCGCTCGATGCGATGCGCATACCCCGACCATGGTGATAAGAGGATCCCAAGCAACGTGGCGTCCCTGGCGGGATTTGAACCCGCGTTACCGGCGTGAGAGGCCGGTGTCCTAGGCCAGCTAGACGACAGGGACATTGGTTGCGGGCGCAGGGGGTCGCACCCTGCCGTCTCTTGGTTATGAGCCAAGTATGGAACTGCGCCACTCGCCCGCAGTGGTCGGTGAGGGACTTGAACCCCCGACGCGCGGATCTTCAATCCACCGCTCTACCAACTGAGCTAACCGACCGTTGATGGGGCTCTCCCCAGCGTCGCACCACTGTGGTAGGTGTCACCCTCCGTTGTGCTGGAGACGCAGAGCCCCGGGCGAGAGTTGAACTCGCACGACGAGTTTCGTAGACTCGTGCCTAGATCCGCTAGGACCGGGGCTTAGTCACACAAGTTGAAGGACACCTGCGTGTATCCGTGCATGACAGTTCATACACACGCATACGCACTTGGCTAGTTCAGCCCGAACTCGATGGGGGCTGAATTTGTTCCGTTTTGCATCACCGATGTTGAAGTCTTTCTCTGTAGGGTTGGTGTGGTGCGCCACAAGACAACAGAGGTCGGTCTCGGGGCAAAGGTGACACCCCTTCGATCGAAACACCCCAATGGCTTCCTCGACTTGGAGGCGATACCTATCATCGTTCCGACGGATTCGAGCTAGGTGCTTCTCCTTGAATACAGGGTCGGACTGGTACTTCCGGCGCATGTATTCACGGTGATATGCTTTCTGGGCCTCGGGGTCCTTACGCGGCATCATAACTGACGCGGCATAAGTATGAACACCGTCGTGGTACCCCCGGCAGGACTCGAACCCGCGTGGATCGGTTCCGAAGACCGACGCCTCATCCATCTAGGCTACGGGGGCGTGGTCGCTACGGAGGGACATCGAACCCTCTCGGCCGCCCTTATGAGGAGCGCCTCCCACCTTGGGTCGTAGCGGTTGGAGTCGAGGGCGGGGATCGAACCCGCGTGTACCGCTTTTGCAGAGCGGTGCCTTCCCACTTGGCTACCTCGACATGAAGGGGTGTGAGGATCCCCAAGGATTGGACTGTGGGTCCCCACGTGTAACGGGCCTACAGAGCCTTGGCCTATCCCTATACACTGGAGCGGGTGAGGGGAATCGAACCCCCGCCGGATGCTTGGGAAGCATCTGCTCGACCTTCGAGCTGCACCCGCAGAAGAGGTCAGCCAGCCGTGGGGGGCAGGCTCGACACGTACTCGAAGATCTTGCGATCCTCCACGAGGATGTGCGCGTACAGCCAGTCGTGAAGCCAGACGGACACCTTCACGAGGAGCACCTTGGGGTCACGGTCGACGAAGGCCATGTACCGACGGGTGAAGGCAGCGTGCAGTGCCCGATGGCGGTCCCGGTCGGGGTACCCGATCTGCTCCATGAGGGTCTCCTCACGGGTGAAGTGGTTCGCGACGTACTGGTGGATCACGCCCAATTGGTCGTAGATCACGAGCGACTCGCTCTGATGCATGGCTGCGAAGAGGCGGTTGATCGTCTCGACCAACAGGCGGTGATCGGTGTCGATCTCTGCGTGCCCAATCTCGTACTGCGGGCCCCAGGTGAACACCGGCATGCTACGCTTGTGCTGCGATGAGAGGATCCGCCGCCTCTTGGTGTGGGCACCATCGAACACATCGTTGAGTAGAAGGTGCCGGGACGCCGGATGCCCCGGGCGTAGCGTCCTCACCCCCGTAGGCACCGGGGAACGGCCTCAGGGGATGTGGCACCAGAGCGGGTGAGGAGGGTCGAACTCCACACATCGTCCTTGGCAAGGACGCGCCGATTACCGATCGGACACCCGCGAAGTTTCCGGTTTGAGTACGAGCCGGAACTCGCTCCACCACACCTTGGCCCCCGTGGACGGTGGGGGAGGTGCGTACCCAGTTGGCGCCGGGATGCGCGGTCGTGGCGTGTTCGCCCCGAGTCACGCGCCACGGCTGGCAGGGGTGGAGGGAATCGAACCCCCATGTCTGGACTTGGAAACCAGCATCCTACCTTTGAATGACACCCCTATGCGCACGAAGTCGGATCAAGGCGCTGCCGAGTCGAACGGCATCCCACCATGGCGAGGGAGGGACTCGAACCCTCCGGCGGAGCGTCCCCCGCACGACCACCTCACGCCTCGATCCGGAGCGGGCGACGGGGATCGAACCCGCAGGGACAGGTGTGGCACACCTGCTGCCGACCGTCGGCACGCCCGCGCTCCCCAGCCTTCAGCAGACATCGAACACGAGGTTCGCGCAGTGAAGGGCCGAGGCAAGTCTTGGTTGGTCTGCCGGGTGGGACTCGAACCCACAACAGCCCGGTTATGAGCCGGGAACGCTGACCTATTGCGCCACCGGCAGGAGGGACGGCAGACGGAGCGGGAACACCCACCCGCACGAGGCACCGTGCGATGCCTCTATCGGCCGTGGAGCTGACGAGGGGAATTGAACCCCTAACCACCTGTTTACAAAACAGGTGCTCTGCCGGATTGAGCTACGTCAGCGTGACCTACCCTCAGTACACCGGATGAGTGGATCTTGGAGCCCTCGTTCGGAGTTGAACCGAAACCGGCGCTTTACGAAAGCGCTGCTCTGCCTCTGAGCTACGAGGGCGTTG